ATTAAGTCTTCAGCGTTTTTAGTTTTCTTGAATGATGTCAAGTAACCTTGATAGTACACTGACTCGAATTTATCGCCTTTTTTCTTAGCGTTCTTTTCGATTTCCCACACTTCAACAAGTTCACCCTTGTCCATAGCTGTTTCTAGCTTAGCAACAAGTTCATCGTCTTCCGCCATGATTGTAGTTGCGGTAATTGAAACCTCAATACCACCTACAGATTGTAATACTCCGTCTTTAGTTTTTACCGAGTTTGTGTCACGGCTTTTCTCTGTTGAGTGTTCAGTTTGGAATGCTAATTTAGCACCGTCTGCTTTGCTTGCTTCGCCTAATAAGCGAAATAATAAAATACTGTCAATACCTTTTTTTGCAACTGGCATTTATTTAACCTCTTTCCTTATAAAATTGTAAATACTAGACGAACACGACCACGCTTGAGTGGTTCGATTGTCGTGTTGTCATCGAAAATCGATATTGTAGATTGCGAGACATTCAAGGCTACATAATAGCCGTCCGCCTCAACAATCTTCATCGATTCTGCTAGGATACTCGAACACATATCCGATACTTGTTTTCGTTTTTTACGAGTACTCCACACCGATAAAACCAATTCGACCGTGCCTTTCACGTCCGTTTTATTTGGTACGAGTATAGAAGTAGTATCCTCTAACTCCACGAACGGATAAGGCACATTGTCGTCTGGTTTATAGTCGTATGTCTTATACCCTAAATTCTGGCAACGTTTAAATACGCTGTCAAAAACTGCTTGCTCTCTTGATTTCATTTAACCAACCTTTCCAAATCGTCTTTAAATAGTTTCTTCTGTTCGTCAAAAGCTGGTTTGATAAACGGTTGTGCGCTCATTTTGCGAGTTCCTAATTCAACGTAAGCAGCGTAAGCAGTCCCTGGAGCCACTCTATATCTAAATCTATCTATCTTGCTACTGTTGACAGAAATAGAACGCTTAGTCGCCCCTGTAGGCTTGACGAAATGTTTATTTTTGCCTCGACCCTCATAGTGCCCTCTGAACTTGGAAGCGTTGTTTACTGCTTTTTTTTGCATTTCAGTACCGTGTTTCTCAACGATGCGCTCAACCTCTTCCATTTTAGCGACTCTTTGAAGTTTAGTTTGAAGCTTTTCGAGGCCTTTTAATTCAAATTGTAAGCTACCCAACAGAATTATCCTTCTCTAAATAGAATACTCTTCCAGACTGCTTATCTGCTCTACATTTATAGCGTTCTTTGCGATAGTTTAGGTAAGTGAATGAGATTTTAGGAGCATTTTGGAAATAAACCACTTTTGAACCTCGTTTATACTCTCCAAAAACTGCGACTTGCTTATCGATACCCAAGTCCATTACATGAACTGGGACAATCAATTTTTCGCCTTCATTAGAAGTATATTCGCCTGTTTCAGGATCATACTCTTCTTGTTGCTTAGCGATAATTTCCACTCTTTCGTTATATCTCATAGCATCTTAAACCCCGCATTAAATGTTTTTGAACAAACTCGCTTAATCACACTATCGTATTCTTTGAAATCATCGGAATCAAACCTCATAGAGGTGCCTTCGAGGGATTGACTACTAATTCCCTCAGCACCAATTCTGTTAAACCGTTTAATAATGACCTCGGTAATAATATACTCAAGGCCTTCTGGGACATCATCCACGCCCGCGTAAGCTAAAAAGTTAGCGGTAGTCAACGTTGCTATGGTTGTTAGTAACTTATCTTGAAGATTGTCTTCAATACCTAGCAATATTTTTGCTTGAGCGATATTTTCCATGTTATCCCTCCAATAATACTGCGATAAGTTCCTCTTTGCTTAGTGTTGAATAGCCTTTGATTTCACGTTCTCTTGCGATATCTCTTAACTCGTTAACTGTTAACTCGTCATAAGTGATAATCTCAGACTCAGCAGGCTTTTCTGGATAATGTCGTCGTAACAACATACCCATTAAGCATTACCTCCAAATTTAACCACTTTTGTAGGGTCGTATAAGTAAACACCATAGTGTTCGTCACCAGTGATTACTGTAGTCTTTTTAAGGATATCACGGTCTGTTTCAACAGCAACATCACGTTTTAAGTTAATAACGAATGCTCCGTATTTAGCAACATCGTCTGTATCTGTTTCAACAGCAGAAACTTTAACAAGGAAGCCTTTCCCTTTTTCTACTTTCTTAGAGCGCACGATTTGAACACCGTGTGTTTCTCCAAATGTTCCAGAAATAACAATGTTCGCACCGATTTCTGAACCACGTACCCACTCTTTAACAGTATCAGCACGTAAATCAATAGCGTCTTTAGGGTTTACTAGGGCAACATAGCGAGCGTCTTCTTCGTCCTCAAACACTGCTAAGGCTTTATCAAGTGCGGCACCAGTTGTAGGTGCGTCATCAACATATTGAGTTGCTTTCTTAGCCTCAACAACTAAGTCGTTGTCCACTTTGTTCGCAATAGCCAATGAAATTTGGTGTGCTGCTTGCCCTAATGGGTCTCCGTAACCAGATAATAAAGCCTCGTCTGTCACTTCGACACCTTTACCAGCTTTTTTAATAGTCATTGTTGATTTGTCTGTAGTTAATTGGTCTGGGACGATTGCTTCACCCTCAGTGATGTCTTTAGCATCTCCAGAATATACCCATTTAGCTACGGTTACAGTGTTTCCTGGTTGTCCTACTAACTCACGCTCAACATAAGCAAGTGGTGTAAATTTAATCATTTTTGGCAACTTAGCTGAAACCATATCAGCTAGCACCTCTGGGTTAACTAATTGTGCAATTTTAGTTTGTGTCATTTATTTATCATCCTTTCAATTTACGATATAATTCTGGGTTATTTTGTAGTAATTCATTTCTACTTTGATACCCCATTTTGTTGAATTGTTCCTTGGTAATTTCGCCTGCGGTAGTGTCTTCCATTTTCTTAGGCGTTTTACCTTTTAATTTTTCGCCGACTTTCTTGTCGGCTAGTTCATTCACTAAAGCTACAAAGCTCTCTACAGCCTCCTGCGTTCTTTCTGCTGTATCTTTAACGACAATGCCTAGGATTTTATCATCCGCTACAATACCGCCCTCAGAAAGCATTTTTGAGGCTTCTCGCTCAAGTCCGCTTCGATTGATTTTAGCTTCAAGTTCAGCGATGTATGCTCTTTGTTTTTCTTGTTCATACTCTGCTTTCTGAACCTCGTTCATCTTGCGTAGCTTTTCAGCTTCGTCCATCTTAGCTTGATACTCTTTTTCAGCAGAACGCTTGGCCTTAGCTTTCTCTTTCTGAATGATTTCATCAAGCTGTGACTGTGTGAATGTTTTTTCTGTAGTTTTTTCCTCTTCTTGACCGCTAGCTTGTTCAATTTCAGGTTCAACTACAGTTTCTTTAATTTCTTCTGCCATTTTAGGCCCTCCTTTTTAAGTCCAGAGTGGACTGATTATCCTTAGCTTTTAATGTCATCAAAGTTTGGACAATAAAAAAACCGTACGGGATTCCATACGGTTAGATTATTTTTTGATTACTTCAATCATCGCTTTTACACACGCTATGATGCATAGCGTTAAAAACGAAAATACCAACCACCCGAAAGCGATTGATACCAAATTCCAAATAAACATTTTTTACTCCTCTACTTTCCCATATCTGTCTAAAAGCTTCGGGTTTATCATAAAATGTGGAACCGTCGTACATCGACAGTTAGGGTGAAATGGTGGTGCATTCAACGCTGGAACCATTTCTGATACTTTGAAGATTCTCCCGTTGAACGGTTGACAAATCGGACACGCTTTTAATTCGGTCATGACTTCATACCATTCAACACCATTAGCGTCATAGTTTGCTTTCTGAGCCTCTGAATATACCCTCGCCGATTCCGTGACTGCTAACCGTCTAGCGTATCCATAGGATACATCAAACTCTTTTTTAAGGCTGTTAATCAGAATGTTTGTTCCTTTACCTCTTAGGACAGTATCCGCAACGCCTTTCTTAACAATGTTTCTTAACTCGTTCTGTCTTTCCCAAACCCTAGACGACCACGTTGCGTCTTCAAAATTGGCATACACGATAGAGTCAGCAGATATTTTTGAAGCTTCAAAACTTCCGAGCGTCATATTCAAAACACCAGCGCTAAACAGATTTTCACGTCTGATTGATTCAATCAAGTGTCTATCAATGATTTCAAACTCACTTAAAGCTAAATCGTATTGATGCAACTTGATATTCGCTTGCAACACTTCTAAACGACTTGTTTTCATCTTCAAGTTATACAATCTCATCAAGTCATTTTCCGCTCTTGTAAAATCCTTGCTTGTTACTTTCTGACCACGTTTCCTCAAACGATTAGCGCGCTCGACTAACTGCTTAGCTTTAAACTCGACATTAACCATATCAAGCCTATCAGCTCGTTGTTTAGCTTGTAATTTCGTTATTCCTTCGCTATCAGCATACCTTTGCCAAAAGCTATCGATTTCCTTTTGAATGTTATTGGCGTGTTGTTGGTAGACTCCCTGTAATTGAAAAGCTACCCTCTTATCCGCCAGCTCCCTTGCCTTTTCCTCGGCTCGGTATCTACCTTCCCAGTATTCGTTATTCAACATCGGCTATAACCTTCTGACTTTCGTCCATTTCGGCGTCTGAGTAGATTTTTTGTTTTTCTAGACGTGTTTCAAGGTCGCCCATAGCTTCTTCTTCTTTTTCCATTCTTTCGATTTCTTTTTGAGGATCATCAATGATAGATAGAACAGATAACTTGGTTTCCTCTGACACTTGCCCAGATAACTGCCCGACAATCTGAGCTTCTTCCAGAATGTTTCTTGGTACATTTCTAGTAAACGTGTAGGATAATCCTGTCCATGCATCCTCGTAAACAGTCGTTAAAGGAACGCTGAACACAATTTGATACAAGCGATTGAATGCAGATTGTAGTTTTCTATCTTTCATTCGAGCAATGTTATCCATTGCTTGCAGTTTGAAAGCAAGGGCAGTTCCAGACGAATTCCCAAATTCAGATTCCGACATATTCGCAACCATTGAGATAGCAAAGATAGACTCTTTTAATAAACTGATAAGATTTTCTTGTGTCGTATCTGAACTTGGTTTCTCAAGGAAAGCAACATCAGGTAAAGGCCCGTCTCCATTTTTCCAAAGATTGAAAATCCTGTTCTCTCTGATTTGACTAGCGTCTTCACTTTGTAATTCGACTCCTAGTACTTTCAAGTAAGCATCCGCGAAATAATCTACATCATTCGCTTTCTCACTTCCTGCCTTATTTAAAGCGTTAATCAAAGTTTTGACACTTTCAAAAATACTTTGTCTTTCTTCATTCTCAATCACTTCAACAACTGGGATAGAACTGTAGATGTGCTGAATACGTTCACCAAATCTTACTGCTCCACTCGTTGTAAATGTAGCGTCAATCACTTCATCATTCGTTATAACTTGACCGACTCCTGTTTGATTGCTCTCATTAAACGTATATCTAACGGCAAATAATGGCCTTTCCTCAATACTGTTATCATGCACGATAAACATATTAACAGGACTGTTATACGTCGCTCTGGTCTGTTTGTACTCATCTTGATAAACATAGATGAACGCATGGCCGAACACGCTAGACATTTTTGCAAGCTCGAACTCTGAATCTTCCATGTCGTTAATCTTACGAAAATCAGCGACAAACTCGTTTACAGTTTCATCGTCATGTTTAATCTTAACTGGCACACCAATCTGATAACCTGTAAATGTATCGACAATGTACTTAGCGTAGTTAAACACTAAACGGTTGTCAGGCTTCCAGCTTTCTTTTTTAGGCATCTTCAAAACTTCATGTTGTGAGAGATACATATCCTCGCTTTCAACATAATTCTTAACTAGCTTACTCATGTGAAGCCTAATCGCTTCAGTAACGATTTCTTCAGTCACTACATCGCTTGTTGTTGTAATAACTTTTCGTTTGTTAACAAAAACTTTTGCCAATTTTTAAAATCCTCCTTTAAACATTTTGATTTTACTTCCAGTACCAGAATGCTGTGAGTAAATCGCATACCGCACCGCGTCTAGCACGTCATCATTCTCTTTTACTGGTTCGCCTGTCTTTTCATTCCAGATGTACTGGTAAATTTCATCCTTGAACTTGCTGACCTTGTTTGAAACAACAAAAAAACGCTCAGCTTTCATCAGCTTAGCGACTTCTTCAATACCAGATAAAACCGATTTATTGGCGTTAAATGTTCTTAATCTCTCTCTTTGAAATCTAGCAACGTGCTCAGGCCTTGCGCTATCTGCCCAGAAAGTAATATCTCCGTATCGTTCCTTGATATTCTTAGCAACATCAACCCAAAAGTCTATCTCTTTATACTGGTGGGCATGTTCTTCTAACAGATAAACGTCACCGTCTGGAGTTTCTCCTATAACGACGATAGAGCCATAGTGTTCATAACCCCAGTCAACACCAGCGTATATCTTAGTGATATTTTCTGGGATGTTATCCACAAACATATCTTCGCTAAAATCACGATAAACAACGCCTTCACCAGTTACCCACATTCCTAGGATGTCTCTATCGTAAAATACGCCTTCTGGAGTAGCGTTCTTGATATTATTGCGATATCTTTCAGACATGAACGTGTTATCATCCAGCTTGAAATGAAAGTCTATAATCATATCGTCGCCAGAATTTATGTAATCACGTCTTAACCAGTGTGTTGGAATGTCGGGGTTACTATCCCAAACAATCCGTGCTCCTTCTCCGGAACAACGTGAGATGATTTCTTTGAACACTTGTTCGTTTGCAAGAGATGCCTCGTTTATGTAAGCTCCAAAAGCAGTAAACCCACGAGCTCGCTTTAATCCAGAAATTGAACCTGTATAGACTTGAATCACCTTAACCCCACAAAGAGTAAAAGCTCCGTGCTTATCGTATTTCGGTTCAATATCAAACATGTTATATAGTTCTTGAATGATGTTATTTTGTATCGATGTAGAAGATGTTCCAGCCAAGATATACATCGGTTCATCAATGTTTAATCTATCTGCCGTCTCTCTCACTCGTGCGATCTCGTTCATGAAAACTATGTTATTTAGAACAGTTTTACCCGACCGTTTTGCACCATGCAGGCCACAAATAAAGAAATCATCATTCAATACTCGCTTAAGTACTTGCTCTTGTTTAGGGGTGAATTTATTCGTCATCAAAAGCACCTCTTAAAGCTTTAGCGAAATCTATCAGTTTGTCATCTTGTTCGCTATCTCCTTCAATTTGTGATTGGAGTTTCTCGATTTCAAGTTTTAATTTCTTATCTGCTAGCTCTAAATCGTTAAAGGACATATTGTTCATACCTTCTAACGACGCAAGAAAAGCATTGGAATTAGCTTGCCTTACTCCTTCACTCTCTATACTCGCTTTAGCTTTGTTCTTGAGCCACTCATATTCATTGAACGCTTGCTCCCTAGACCACAGCGCCATATTTGAGAATTGTTTTAATAGTTCTCGATATCTTTGTAAAACCTTAGCATTTTGGAGCAATGTAGAGGCATTACTATCAACGGCGTTATCTTTCCACTTTTCGGAACTAGGAAAAGCTTTTCTATACGCTTGCCTTTGAGATTGTCCAGCGACTAGTTGTTGGACAAATATTTCTTGTTTTGTTGTTAACTTACTCACTCACTGAACCACCTCGCTTTTGTTATGTATAGTAAAATACCCCTTATACCGATATATAAGGGGTAAGTATCGACACTAGCATGCATTACTGGTCGACCAATTTTATTGTTAAGGTATACTCCTTAGATATATACCGCAATCAAAACCTAATAAAAACCCCTCGAGCTGGAGGGCTCGAAGGGAAAAAATAAAGGAGTTTAAACCATGAGAAAAAAGAATATCTTTTTCTACATCTTTCCACATGATAACTATATCATAGAATCTTTAGTATTGTTTGGTACAGAAACACCTTTTTTAGTACAGATTAAATCTATTTTTTTAATAGCTTCATCATGAAGAATAAATAGTGTTGTTTTAGATATTTTCAATTCTTCAGC